GGATGATAAAGACGTTGATGCTTACGTACAAAGGGTTGCTAGTAAATTTAAAAGAGACCAAATCGCTGACCCATCTACAGGAAATGTTGACATGAGATATAATCAATTAGCAGTGGACCAAGATTTCTTTATACCTGTTCGTGACGCAGCCGCAACCAACCCAATCGAAACATTACCTGGTGGAACAAACTTGGCGGAAATTGCTGATATTGAATATATCCAAAAGAAACTTGTAACTGCTTTAAGAATACCTAAGGCATATTTAGGTTTTGAAGAAGCCGTTGGTGATGGTAAAAACTTATCATTACTTGATATTCGTTTTGCAAGAACTATCAATAGGATTCAAAAATGTATGCTTGCAGAATTAAATAAAATCGCAATCATTCACCTTTTCTTATTAGGTTTTGAAGATGAATTAACAAACTTTACATTAGGATTACATAACCCATCAAAACAATCTGATTTATTGGGTATTGAATTATGGAAAGAAAAAATTACGTTATATAAAGATGCTGTTGCTGAAATTCCAAACTCAGTGGCTCCTGTATCAGCATCATGGGCTAAGAAACACATTTTAGGTTTCTCAGATGATGAAATAAGATTAGACATCCAACAACAAAGAGTTGAAAGAGCGGTTGCTGCTGAATTAGGAAAAACTGCCGAAGTAATCACAAACACAGGTTTATTTGATACTATCGATAAATTGTATGGTAAAAAAGAAGGTGAACCAGCTGGTGAAGCGGGTGGTGAAGCCGGAGGAGATGCCGGTGGTGCCCCTGACATGGGTGGAATGGGTGATTTAGGAGGTGGTGAGCCACCTGCAGAACCACCTGCCGGAGGTGAAGTAACACCTGAAGGGTTTAACAAAAATGACTTAAACATGTTATTAGAAGACCACTTGTTTGGTGGTAGTGATTACATGGATTTATCTAAAGGTAGAAACTCATTATTAGAAATAGACGATAAGTTGAAGGATTTATTGAGTTAACAAATATTTATAATAAAAAACATTATGAACACGTTCGGAACAATTAAAACAAAAATAGAAACCGCTTCAGTTGAATTATACGGGAAACCTGAATTCAAAAAATATATAGCACAATTAAAAAGTATGGTTTTAGAAAATAAAGACCTTGCTGAGTTGTATTATATCTATGATGACTTATCAGAGAAAAAAGGTTTGAGCAAAGACATCGCAACTGACTACATCAACGAGTCAATTGAGTATTCACAAATTTTAATTGAAAACAACGAACGTTCTTTAATGAGTGTTGATAAATGGATTTCTTCTATAGTTAAAGAATCTAAAAATAACTACAGAGATTTAGATGTTACAATCTACAATAAATCTATCAAGAATTTAGAAACGGTTTTAGAGTCTAAAAAAAGAATTATCAATACAATAATTTCAGAAGAAAAAACTGAAATAAAAGAATCAATCAATCTTCCACTTAACACAATGTTAAAAGTTGCAAATGAAAGATTAAATAAAGAACTTTCAAATATTAGTGAAGAAGAGAAAAAAGAATTAATTAAATTATCTTCTTTAACTGAAAGTGAAATTAAATCTGAAATTGATACTCTAAAAGAAAATGTAATTTCTAATTTAAAAGTTTCTTTAAATGAATCAAAAGAAAATGATTTGAAAGAAACTATTGAAAATACAATCAAAAAAATTAGTGAGTCTAAATACGACAAATACAATCTTTACAAATTAAGAAAGTTAAATAACGGACTATGAGTGATAGAAAATACTTTTTTGGTTGGGGAAACATAAAAAAGGGTATTACTGAACTTATAAGAATATACTCACACAAACCATCATTTTTTTCTAAAAAAAGAATTGAGTCCGGTATAGCATTTATTGTTGCACAGTGGGGTATGATTTTTTTTCTTTTAAAGAAATATCCTGATTTAACTATGACCGACATAGTAATGTGGGCAACAATTGAGTTTGGGATTTCAGGGTATATCCTACATCAAATACAAAAGGAAAAAAAGACTGACGTAAACGAGGAAGAAAATTAAGATTCTAATTGAGACTTCTTTTTTTGTAGATAAGCAGCCTTTTTATTTTGTTCTCTTTTTTTAACTGATTTTTTGGTAAATTCTTGACGTTCTCTTAATTTTTCTAATTGTTTTGTTCTATACACTTTAAACTTGTATTGTTTAAGTGCTTGTTCAATAGACCCCGCGTTTTTTACCTGAATTATAATCATAAAATTTTCTTGTTTTTATATATAAATATACGGACTTTTTTGAATTTTGACAAATTTTATTTTTTCCCTTACATTTATTGAAACAATAAACCCATAAGGTATGAAGAATGAAGAAAGGAAAGACATCAAAACTAAACATTTTTGATGATGCAAAATGTCACTACGGAACAGTTGACTCAAAAAATTTTAAATCAGTTTACGTAGTATTACAAACATGGATTGAACCCATAAAAGAAGACCAAAATTGGAACAAACTAATTGGTGAAATAAAAAGACAAATACAACATACGTTATTAGAAGTAGTTGACCACCAAACATTTGAAAGAAAACAAATTGTGGATTTAGACTTAAGAACGAGTGGAATCCAAAAAAATAAAAAGAGTTTTTTAAATCTTGAAATTACACTATTCGTCCATAATCAAACAATAGATTTTAAATCACTTATATTAAGGGACAAAATTAAAAGAATCCTTGGGTCTGTATATAAAGACGACCTAAAAAACAGTAAGTATTTTACATTAAGTAAAACAAAAATAAAAGAAATCATAACTGACTAATATTTATCTTAAAAATATACTATGAGAATATTAGGACCAAATGATAGTGGTAAAGGAATATTAGTTGAGTGGGATGCAGGAATCATCAACCCAAATGAAGTAAGAAACGCAGATGTTATTAGAGAATCTTACGGACAATTAGAACACTCAAAACCTTTTGAATTTTATGCAACCCTACAGAAATACGGGGTTCCAAATAGAAACGGTAGAATTTACCCTGAAAAAATATTAAAAAGAGAAGCTGATAAATATCAAGACATTATCAAACGTGGTATGTCTATATCAGAATTAAATCACCCCGAATCTTCCTTAATTGATTTAGATAGAGTATCACACCTTATTACGGACATGTGGTGGGAAGGTAATGTACTAATGGGTAAAATAAAGTTACTTACAAGTCCGGGTTTCCACGAAAGAGGTATTGTTACATCAAAAGGTGATGTTGCTGCTAACATGATGAGACAAGGTGTTACTATGGGGGTATCTTCTCGTGGTGTTGGTTCATTAGTTAAAAAGGGTGACCAAAACGAGGTTCAAGATGATTTTGAATTAATTTGTTTTGACCTAGTATCTTCACCATCTACACCAGGTGCTTACCTTTATCTTAATAAAGAAGATAGACCTGCTTACGAGGAAAAATTAGAAGAACACAATAATATCGACGTTTTAGGTTCAGGAATGAACAAATCTGTTGACTTAATGAAAAGATTGTCCGATTATTTAGGTAAATAAAAACTATTAGAAATGGACGAAAAATATTTTGTAGCGAAAATCACAACTGATATGGTTGATGATAACACAGGTAAGATTAAAAAAATTAGAGAAGAAAAATTAGTTAAGGGTTACTCCCCAACTGATGTTGAGGCAAAAGTAACAAAGGCTTATGAAAACTACTCAATGGATTGGAGAATTACCGCGATTGTTGAAAGTAAAATTGATGAGGTTATTGAATAATACCATCTAAAATTATTGAAAAAGGGATACAAATTATGTGTCCCTTTTTTTGTGCTTATTAATTTTTTTTGTCTATCTCAAGTAAAAAAGTAAATTTTTTAACATAACGGTATATTTATTTGTAAATAAACGATAACGCATTGCAATTTACAAATGAGTTTAAACAAAAACAATTCGATAGTGGAAGACGCTTTATTACAAATGAAGTCGATTGAAGAAGCTATTAGTGAAAACGCAAAAGGAATACTTGCTTCAACCATGAAACAAGAAATCAGTGAATTAGTAAGAGAGTCATTAAACGGCTCAACAAAAAAATCTTTGTACGAACAAGTAGAAGACGATGAAGAAGTGGTAGACGACCAAGATTCACTTGAAGGTGATGACGTTGACACAACAGAAGACGGTACAGAGGAAACAGATGTAGAAGTAGATGGAGATGGAGGTGAATTTGATTTTTCAGCCATGACAACTACCGATACAGATAACGAAGACGAAATGCCACCATTAGACATGACAGGTGCTAAACCTCATGAAGTATTGAAAGTGTTTAAAGCTATGGGTAACGATGACGGTATCATTATCAAAAAAGATGGTGATGACATTCATTTAACCGATACTAATACAAACCATGAGTACTTGATTAATTTAGGTGGTGATTCAGAAAATATAGAAGCGATGCCAACAGAAACAAATGAGGGTGTTATCTATGAATTAGTCTTTGAAGAAGATGAAACCAACAAAACAGAAACTCACGAAGAGTACATGGACGAAGAGTATATGGATGAAGAGTACATGGATGAAGAGTACATGGACGAAGAGTATATGGACGAAGAGTATATGGACGAAGAGTATATGGACGAAGAG